ATCCAGATAAATTAGTCCAGGAGGCAATTTCAATCGCTGAAAAACTTTCACACCATTATTCTAAAAAATTCCCTGATGTTGATTTCTCTGAATTCTATTCCGTATCTATGATTGCTATTACACAAGCACTAAGAACATTTAATAAGAAAAAAGGAAGTTTTGACTGCTGGTGTTCCTTCTATATCTATGGAAGATTTCATAATTTTTTACTGAAAGAAAAAAGAAAACAAGATATGATAAAGAGATTGCAAGAAAAATATTACAATGGTATTTCTATTTATATGGGAAGGAAGAAAAAATGACAAAAAAGAAAAAAACATTAAAAGGTTATAAGCAAGCTATTAAACGACCAGGAGCAGGGTTCGCTGTGCATCCAGAGTTTATTAACCGTGAAAAAGGCGGGTTCAGAGACCATCCTGAAAATATATCTAATGGAAGATGGAGTAAAGAAAATTCTTATTCCTACTGGTTGAATTTCTTTAAGAAACTTTCTATTGAAGAATTTCAAGAATACAAAAAAGAACATTCAAAGGATATGTCTATGGCGGCATTAGCAGCGTATGCAAGAATAATGAATTCTGTTCCTAAATTGGAAGAGTTCAAAGAAGTAGCAAACAGAACAGAGGGAATACCTAAGCAGCAAATAGAATTGAGTAGTGATAAAGATAAGCCATTGATATTTAAGGTAAATTTAAGGCAGGTAGATAAAGATAAAAATGAATGAAGAGGCAGTTATTGATATTGAAGCATTTGATAAGCAGATAGAGATACTAAATTCACCAGCAAAAAGAAAAATTATAAGGGCAGGAAGAAGAGCAGGGAAAACAGTTCTCTCAGCAATCCTTGCGGCAAAGAAATTTAGTAATGGAGGTAGGGTATTGTATGCCGCACCTACAATGGAACAGACAGAAAGATTTTGGCACACAGTCAGGATATTATTACAGGGATTGATTGATGCAGGGTTAGTTGTTAAGAATGAAACATTAAAGACAATAGAAAGAGTAAGAACAGAGCAAAGAATAAAGGCAAAGACAGCGTGGAATAGTGATACATTACGAGGTGATTATTGCGACCTTTTGATACTGGACGAAATGCAGTTGATAGACGAAATGGCGTGGGAAGAGGTAGGACAACCTATGCTGATTGATAATGATGGGGATGCTGTTTTAATTTACACTCCTCCTTCACATAGAAGCAGAAGTATGAGTAAGGCAAGAGACAAAACCTATATGGCAAAACTATTCAAAAAGGCACAAGCAGACACAACAGGACGATGGAAAGCATTTCATTTTACTTCTTTTGACAATCCTTTTATATCAAGAACGGCAATAGATGAAATAAGTAAAGATATGACTTCTGTTAGTTATAAGCAGGAAATAATGGCAGAAGATATAGAGGATATTCCTGGTGCACTTTGGAAACGAAAATGGTTTGATGAATTTAGGAAAGATGAAATTCCTGAACTGGCAAAAATAGTTGTAGCAATTGACCCTGCAACAACAAGCAAAGCAACAAGCGATGAAGTAGGAATTGTATGTGCAGGAATAGGAATAGATGGAAGATACTATGTTTTAGCAGACAGGAGCGGGATTATGTCCCCTGATGCGTGGGGAAATAGAGCAATCAACTTATACAAAGAATTTAATGCAGATAGAATTATAGCAGAAGTGAACAATGGTGGAGATTTAGTTGAAACAGTATTAAGGACAATAGAACCGCATATTTCTTATACAGCCGTTGTAGCAAGCAGAGGAAAAATAACAAGGGCAGAACCAGTTGCGGCAATGTATGAGCAAGGAAAGGTAAGTCATATTGGAAATTTTGAAGAATTAGAAACACAGTGTTCAGAATATATTCCAGGAGATAAATCACCAGACAGGATGGATGCACTTGTCTGGGCTATAACATATCTAATGGAAAACAGTGGAAAAATAAAATACTTTGTGGACACAGTTTAGCGGAGGTGACATATGTCACCTTTCGCAAATGCGGGAAATAAGGGGTTTTGGTATTTCTATATGTATAGAAATTAAGGAGAATTATGAACATTACTTTTAAAAATAGAATGAAACTTGCAGGGGCTATTATCCGCAAGGGTATAGATGGAATACCCTTTTTCAATTCTTCTTCTTTTTCCATTTCAGACAGTAGCAGTAAAGATTTTAAAAGAACAGAAAAAGGAGATAAGCAGGCGTATATTAACAATTTCACTTCTTGGGTATATTCAGCGGTATCCTGCATAGCAAGGCACACAGCAAAAGTAGATATAAAGTTGTATAAACAGACATCAGAGAAAAAAGGAAAAGAAAGTTGGGAAGAAATTTTTGAACATCCCTTTTTAGATTTATTGAAAAATCCTAATCCCTGGATGGATATGTATTATATCAAGTATTTAACAGAAGTATATCTTGGTATTTTAGGAAATGCTTATTGGTATTTACCGAAAAACAAGGTGGGTAAACCAGGACAGATAATTCCTTTATTATCACAGAATGTAATTCCTTATTCCAAAAACCAAATTGAAATAGACCATTACGAATATCTTGTAGGAACAAATATTGTTAAGTTTTCTCCTGATGAAGTGTTACATTTCAAAGAGCCAAATCCAAATTCTTTAATAATGGGGCTTTCCCCACTGGATGCTTTATTACTATCAGTTGATACAAACAGGGCGATGATGGAATATTCAATGTCTTTGTTTGAGCAAGGTGCGTTCTTTGGAACGATTATAAAAGTCCCAAAGGATATTAGTGAGCAGGATTATATTCGGCTAAAGCAGGAAATAAAAGAACAGTTTACAGGCGTAGGAAAGGCAGGCAGGACAAAGATTATTCATGGTGATATACAAGTTGATAGTTTAGTCAAGACAATGGCAGAACTGGATTTTGAAGCAGGAAGAAGATTAACAAAAAAAGATATCTTGAAGGATATGGTGTTCCTGCATTTAAATTGGGCGAAGGAGCAAGCACAGCGTCAACTTCAAGGGCTAATGCTTATGAACTTGACAGAATGTTTATTGAAGAGACAATACAGCCCCGACTTATAAGAAGGGATAGTGTATTAAACAAATTTCTTTTACCTGTCTGGGATGATAAACTTGTATGCGAAAGTGAAAACATATCAGCAACAGATAAAGAGTTTTTATTACAGCAGGAAACAGCAAGAATTCAAACAGGATACTGGTCAATCAATGAGGTAAGAGCACTGAACGGTGAACCTCCTGCACCGTGGGGATATCGTCCCTGGGTGGGATTAAATATGGTGCAGATGGCGGGGTTTGTTTCAGAAGAAGCAAAAAAAGAAAATCAGGGAATACATAAAAAGAAAAGACAGATGCGGGAAAATTGGCAACAGGTTAAAGAACAGAAATGGAAATCGTGGGTCAGGAAAGAAGAAAACACTGAAAAAAAGTATATTGCTGATTTGAAGAAGTTTTTTTCTGAACAGGAAAAAATTGTATTATCTAATTTAAGAAGAATATTTGATACAGGAAAATCAAAAGAAATAAAAGAATTAGTTGATTTTGTGTTTCCTAATCTGGACCAACAGGCGGAGAAATTATCTCAAATATCAAAAGGACATATCAGAGAAGCAATTGTAAATGGTGTAATGACCGCAGTAGAATTTCAAGAAGAAAATAATAAAAATATAAAAAAAGAACCTTCCCCAGATGACCTCGCAAGGGTAGGATTTACACCCGCATCATTTGATGCTTATGTTAATCAAATAATAAAAGTTTGGAAAGATTTATATGGATTTACTATAAATCAAACTATTCAAGATGAATTGCGGGAATTACTTAATCAGGCAATAACAGGTGGATGGAGCATTTCACAAACACAATCAGAAATAGAACTTCTTTATAGCGGATATACAAGTGGAATAAGTCCAGCAAAAAGTTTGAGAATAGCACGAACTGAAATAAGCAGAATAATGAATGATTCTGAACATATGTGTTATAAGAACTTAGGATATAAAGAGAAAACTTGGGCAAGTGAAGAAGCAGATGAAGCACTTTGTGAGGACTGTGAGGCAATGGACGAAGAGGTTGTAGGAATAGATGAGTTATTCTCTTGCGGGGTTTTAGCACCGCCTTTACATCCTAATTCTTATGATAGCAAAACGGAAATATATACAAAAGAAGGATGGAAAAATGTTAAAGATTTGAAAATAGGGGATTGGTGTCTTTCTCTCAATCCTGATACTTTTGATTTGAAATATAGTAAAGTCATAAAAACATATAAGCATAAACCAGATAAGATGATACATTTCTATAATAGAAATATAGATTTACTTGTAACAGAAGACCATAATATGTTTTATCAACCTGATATTTTTGAAAAATGGAAGTTTGTAAAAGCAAAGGAATTACTGAACCACAGCACAGGCAGAATGTATAAAGGATTTGAATTGTTTGTTGAAGACGGTAAAAAAACAAAAAAGAAATATTCTGATTATATTTATATCAAGAATATCAAAAAAGAAATAGTAAAATATTCTGATTATGCTTATTGTGTTGATATTGAAAAGTTCCATACTTTATTGACAAGAAGGAATGGAAAGGTTTTGTGGAGCGGGAATTGCAGATGTAATATTCTCGCAGGTGATTGGAGTGAAGAGTGAAATTCACGAGTTGACATATGTCAACTATGCAGTTTTTTTTACATTGAAATCAGGAGGAGGTAAAAGATGGATAAGAATATAAGCACAGTAAAAGAGTATTTAGAAAACAAAAAAGAAACAATCAGTAAAAACAAGTTTGAGAAAATTCAGAAAACACTTGAAGGGATTGATGAGAAAACAGAAATCAAGTGGGGATACTTCGCAGGTAAAAGCGAAAAGGCAGAGGAAGAAAGCGGAAAACCTACTACTCTTGATATAATTTCTACGATTGATGTTGATAGGGATAATGAGGTGCTTATTCCTGATGGATGCGATTTGTCAGGATATAGCAAGACCCCAACAGTTTTGTTTGGACACGATTATAGAAGTATTCCAATTGGAGTTTCAAAATGGCAAAAGATAGAACAAGGAAAAGGGATAATGAGCAAGACAGAATACTTCCAATCAGAATTTGCAAAGGATGTTTATGAAGCATCAGTGAATGGAGCATTAGCAAACAGCGTTGGAGTTATTCCTATCCAATGGGTTGAAAAAAATAACAAAAACGATGAGACTAAATATAAAGAGTTAATAGAAAAATATAATATTCAGGGTGAACCTCAACGAATTTATACTCAATGGCAACTTCTGGAATATAGCAAAGTCCCCGTTGCTTCTAATCCACAGGCGTTGACACTTGCATTACAGAAAGCAAAAACAAAAGAAATGAAGGATTGTATCAGTAAAGAATTAGAAGAGATATTAGAGAAGCGGGTATGTGGAAAAAAAGACCTTCCTATTGCGGACGATGGCAGAGCGTGGGACGGAACAGAAGCAGAAAAAAGAGTGAGGGCGTGGGCAACAGGTGCAAATGATGAGATTGATTGGAAAAAATATCAACAGGCATTTGTTTATGTTGACATAGAAAAAGCCGATACACTTGGAGGTTATAAACTTCCTTTCGCAGATATCATTGATGGAAAATTAACAGCCGTCTGGAGAGCAGTTGCATCCGCAATGGCGGCATTGTTAGGGGCAAGAGGTGGTGTGGATATTCCTGAAAATGAAAGAAAATCAGTTTATAACTTCCTTGCTTCGTATTATAAGAGATGGGATAAAGAACCTCCTGAATTTAGAGAATACAGTCAGGAAGAATTAGAAAAGATGTTTCAGGAAGAAAAAAAGAAAGAAGTAAAGATAGAACAGAAAACAGGGGCTGTCTTGAATAAGAGAAACAAGGAAGCATTGAAACAAGCACAGCAACTCATTCAGGAAGTATTAGACAGCGCAGAAAATAATGATAATACTCAACAGGAACAAGCATCAGAAGAAGCAGAAAAAAAAGTTGAGGAGAATATCAAAAAGACAGACACAAACGAGATTGAAGGATTAGACCTTGATAGTATGAATGAACCTGAAAATTCTAAAACTGATGATGTGTCTGATGAGGATGCAAACAAAATATTAGAAGCAATAAGTAAAGTAGTTGATAAAAAAATAAATAGTTTATTGGGTAAAGTTTAGATTTGCTGGAGATATCAGCCTTTGGCGGAGATATCAGGCAAATAAATAGTAAGGTAATTTAATACAGCAACAAAGGAGAAAAAATGGGTATGACAGTAGAGCAGTTAATGGAGAAGATTGATGGACAGATTGATGCAAAACTTCAACCTCTAATTGATAAGGTTGGGGAGGTGGATAACAAGTTGACAAAAATTCCTCAGGAGAAAAAAGAAGAGAGTGAAAAACTTCCCTGGTCAGAAGTATGCAATCGGGTTGCTTTGATAGCAAAAGCACAAATATACAGAGACCCGAAGGCACTTGATGCGCT